CGAATGTTAGGGCGTTGAATAGTATTGGTAACGGTTTTAGGACTAGGCCTAGTGTTTTGAATGAGGGGAATAAATAGGTTGCGGCTAACCCGGTTGCAAGGGCCGTTACCTTAAAGGCCATTAGTGCTGCGGTTCCAATGACGATTGTGTTTGTTAAGTGGGGGAATTTTTCTTTTAGGGTTGTTAGTTTTCCTGTAAACTTTCCGATAACTTTTAGGGATTGATTTAGGGGTGGTAACAAAATGTTTCCGATACTAATCCCCACTGCGCCAATTTGGTTTCTGAATAACTGTAATTGGTTTGCTGTTGTTTTGGCGCGTTCTTGGTATTCGTCTAGCATTGAATTGGCATATCTTTGTTTGTTTGCTGTTAGAGAAAAAGCTTGTTTGAGGTTGTCTAGGTTGGATAACAATGGCGCAATCGCCCCAATTGATTCTTTGCCAAATAGCTTTTGAATGAATCCTGATTGCGTTTCTTTATCGAGTTGGGTAATGGATTCAAAGACGGAGACGATGGCACCTTTGGCATCCACTTGCATGATTTCTGCTATTTCTTCGGCATCCATGCCAAGCTCATTGAATAGATCTTTCTGTTGGGCTGTTGCTTTTTCTCCGGCAACTAGGGCGGCGATTAAGTTCTTGAGGGCTGTTGCTGCGATTTGAGGCTTGGCTCCGGATGATAATAATGCGGCACCCAGGGCAGCTACTTGGGTTTCGGCTAGTCCCGCACTTTTAGCTAGGGCACCTTGTCGAGTTAGGATCTCTGAAATATCAGAGGCTTTGGCGTTCATGTTATTTGATAGATGATTTACGGCATCGGCTAGAGTGATGACCTCAGCTTGAGATAACTTCATCCCTGCTCTGAAGTTCGCCATCATGGATCCGGCTTGGTCGCCGGTTAGATCAAAGGCAACTCCCATTTTGACTGCACTGTCTGCAAAGTTGAGGAGTTCCGTTCGAGCAATTCCGGACTGGGCTGCTGCGGCTACAATGTCACCGATACCACTCGCTGCCATTGGCATGACCTTGCTCATTTCGATGATGCCTTGGGATAATTCTTTCTTTTGGAGGAGGGCTATTTTTTTGTCGTTGGCGTATTTTACGACTTTGTTGACGTCTGCCATTGTGGATTCAAAGTCGATTGCTGTTTTAACTGGGGCTACGATTGTCGCGCCCAGTGCCATCATGCCAAATAACTTGCCTTGTAGCCCGGCTCGTTTATTAACCATGCTATTGCCTAGCTTTGATTGATACTTGCTTCGTTTGGCGTTTAATTGGGTGATTGTGTCCCCTAGTCGAATGTTTTCGCTACCCAGTTTTCTAGTATCAATTCCGGCTTTTCTAAGTTCCGTTCTGATTCCACGTAGCTTTGTTTTCTTTAGGGTGAATGCTTTGTTGAGTTTGGCGACACTGAGTTGGGTTCTGTAGAATTCTTTTTGTAGGGCTAATGATGGTTTTTTGGTTTGGGTTAGCTCGGTTTGAAGCTTTTCTAGATGGACTTTAGTGTGGCGTAGTTTGAGGTCTGTTTCTCTTAACCCCTTAATATCAAACGATTTTATTTTGCCTTGATAGCTTCTGAGTTTATTCAGTGATTGGCCAATCGTTTTGAGCTTGGTATCGGTACTGCTAAACGTTGATTTTAGGCTACTACCAATATTGCCATGCAGTTCTAATGTTGCTTTATAGGTCTTGTTCATTTGGGATGTGTTCTAGCCATTTGATTAATTCTTCTAGGGTTAGGTTTTCTAACTCAGACAGTGTCCAGCCTGTGTGTTTAGCCAGAACTAGGCATGCTTGTCGGGTTGTTTTGGGGTCTAGGACAAAAAATCGGCATAGGTCTCCTGTAGTTGTTTGTAGTCTAGGAGATCTAGCTTTTCGATTGTTTTTGGTGACTGTGTGGTTAAATTGGCGAACAATTGGACTTCTTTTTGAGCTTCTGATCCGGTTAGGTTTTCGGCATAAATGATGTCTGAGACCTTGGGTCGTCTGATCGTTAGTTCTGATAGTTCTAGGTTATTGTCTGTAACTGGGTATTTGAGTTTGATTGTTGTCATTTATTACACTCCTAATGCGCTTCGGGTTTGTTCGAGTTGGTCGATGCCGTTAATGATTCTAACTGTGTTTTCAATGTCGATTTCATGGATGACTTCGTTGTTGTGGGATAGCTCGTAATAAACCACGTCGATGTTAATGGATAGCTCGGCTTTTTCTCCGGCTGTGAAGTTGCCAAAATCTAACGTTTTGATCTTGCCTCTGAGCTTCATATTAAGGGGGATGATTTCACCTGTTTGGTTTTCTAGGGCGCCTTTGATTGTGAATGGCACGAAGCCCCCTTGTTTGAGGCCCCATAGGGTTAGCATTTCTTTAGTGAAGCTGATGAGTTTGAAGCTGGCTTCTAGCTTTTCCATGCCCATATCAATGGGGACGGATCCGTCCATGCCACCGGCTTTAAAATCTTCTGTTTTGATTTCTAGTTTAGGTGGGGTTAGTTCGGTGACTTGGCCGGCATAGCCATGTCCATCAACAAATAAATTACAGTTTTTAAAGATTTCTTTCATTACTTGGGCTCCTTATAGTATTTCTTTGAGGTAATCGTCGACTAAGTGGCTGGTGAAGGTGATGTGTTCAGCTGGGTATGGTGGCGTGAAATCGAAGTCGAAATAGATTTTTCCTTGTTGGATTTGGTCAGGGGTGTTCAGTTCGGGGTCGGCCCAGCATTTTCCATTGATGATGGCTCCGATTGATTTGAGGTGGCGAAGGTAGTTGTTGACGCCTTCTGTGACATCTTCGATGTAAGTTTTGGTGATGTTTTTATCGATGGCCCAAAGGTGGGCTTTTTGGAGGGAGTCGTTGATCATGTCGGCTGTTCGTCGGACTGAGAGGAACGTCCATTTGGGATCGGATGATAGCGTTCTGTTTCCCCATAGCCTGTAGCCGTCTTTTTGGATGATTGTTGTGATGTTGTTTTCGTTTAGGTAGTTGGCTCTGGAGTTGGTGTCTCCTAGTGAGAAGTCGATGTCTCTGGAAATTCCGGTGATTCCATTGATGGGTTTGTTTGAGGGGGAATGCCAGAACCCTTTGTCGTTGTCTGTTTTGGCGATTAGGCCGGCTACTCTTGGGGATGCGGGTTGGATGACTTCATTGCCGTCTTTTAGGGTTTTGACTGCAGGGTCGATTAGAAATACACGATCAGATCCGAATTGGGTTTTGTAGGCGATTGCTGCTGCGTCTGTGGTATTGGGACCGTCTGCGATGATGATGGCTTTTAGTCGTTCGGCTACTGGGATGAAATCTGTTAGGACTGCGCTGTCGTCTGTGAATGTTGGGGCGATTAATAGTCTGGGGATGATGCCTAGTTTGGACTCTACAGAGAGGAAGGATTGGAGGCCTTCGTAGTCGCCGGTTGTTGGGTTGGTGCCGCCTATTATGTTCGTGATGGTTTCGGCATCTGTTGTGCCTTCTTCTATTCGGATGATGACTACCATCGCGCCGGCTTGATCGAAGATACCGTCGATTGCTTCTGGGAGGGTTCCGGTTGTGCCGAGCTTGGCGGCTTCTTTTCGGCTGCCGGCAATGAGGGTGGGTTGGTTGATTGGGAATAGTGTTGGGTCGGCTTCTGGGGCGGTTCCGATTAATCCGATGACGCTGGATTTGACGGTTTTGATCGGACGGGTTCCGGTGTCTGATTCGATGAGTTCGACGCCGTGTAGGTATTGTTCTGGCATTTTGGTTCCTCCATAGGGTTTGAGAGTCTATGGGGTTAGTTTAGTGGGGTTTGTTGGGGTTCGTAATTCGGGTTTATATCTTCCACAATATAGTCTAAACTCTAAAAATCTCTTTTGTGGTCTAATTTTATTGAGTCTTGTAGACTATATAGCACCTCAAGTTTGTGGAAATTATATTTAAATTTCGAGGAGTAATTTGAATGCCTTTAACCAAGTATAATGTATGCGAAAAAGAAGTTAGTTTAGATGCAAAAACTTGCCCTCACTGTGGAACATCAAAACCTGGAGAAAGCGCCCTTAAAGGAGCTGTTTCAACGATAATGGGAGCTATTATTGTTGGATTGTTTTTTTGGTTTTTACTAACGGATTCCCCGTCTGACAACTTAGACTTAAAGAATAGTTTCTCTATTGAGCGAAGCTCCTATCAAGGTAAATGGCCTCTTACTATTAAGTAAAGGTTTTTTGTATTCACACGGTTATAATGCCATCTTTGAGCATAATGGCATTAAATATGCTTTAAATGGAATGGCAAGCCAATCAGGTTATTCTGATATAAATGCAATTTGGAGAAATAACCCTCAAATTCCAGGCACCAAAATTAGTATTGGGGAATTTATTCAAACGGCATTAAAAAATAAATTGCCTGATTAAATATTTAGACCATTTTTTTTCTTAAGGGTATTTTTCTAAAGTACATGAATAGAAATACAAGCTAACACCTCGTCATCTCTTGCTTCTGTATTTTGAGCAGGCTCAACCAACTCCACCCCTTCAACCCCACTAACATGCAACGCCGCATATATTCCCGACAGCGCAATACTCTGCCCCAACCGATGGTGCCGATCAGCAAACTGCTGCGCAGACCATTTAGCTTGTTCCAAAACCACTTCTTTGTCCGGCCCCGCCTTAATCGTCAAATTAGCATCAATACTATACTCAACAATCTCAGCCCCCTGAACAATAACCTGATCTGTAAGTGGCCGGACATCATCACTTTCAAGCCTGTCCTGAACCAAATCAATCAACTCCTGACTAACAGACCCATCACCACTTCGCCCCAAAATAGTAACCGCAACCACTCCTGGACTAGGAGAACTCACTGACACATCCTTTATTTCTGGATCAGCACTCAACGCATGATAAATATACGCACTACTCGGCCCTGCAACTGAAAACCCCTTTGGCGCTAATTGTATTCGTCTCCGGTAATCATCGTCGGACTCCAATATTTCTTCAGTAGGCGGTATGGTCATCTCATCAGCTTCTTGAATCACATGCCGCTTCACATCAACCAATGCCCCAAGCTGATCTAAATTAGAGTTTTCTGCATAAGCCAACATCAGTCCCTTGGCCTGTTCGTTGATCTGCTGTTTTAAAAGTAGCTCCCGATACGCCGCCACCTCAAGTAACTTAATCACCGGCTCAGACTCCAACACCGCATCAAACTCGGGGTTTCTTGCTTGATAATCTTGGATCAATTCTTCAAGGATACCCTCATAATCTAAGCCCTCAATGAGATTAGGTGCCGGTAGTTCTGATAAATTGATTTCAGGTTGTGTCATATCGATACCGCTATGTTCTCATTATTGCTTAACTCAATTTTTATCGTCATTCGACCTGAAGCAGTTGGTTCAACTTGCACCCGCTTAACCTCAACACGTGGCTCCCACTTTCCAATCGCTTCTGCCGTTGCTGCAATCATCTGGATCTTTGTCTCATCAGTCATCGGAGCATCAATGTATTCAAAGATTCGACTACCATAGTTTGGTCTCATCAACCTTGTTCCGATGGGGGTGGTCAGAATATCTCGAATGGACTGGATTATGTGGTCCATTCCAGTAAGTGCTTGGCCTGTAACATTATTCATCCCATTCATAAGATCTTCATTCCTGATACCTGGGCATTTTCAATAATCTCATCTACCACTGCTTTGGCGATTGCATTAATCAATATCGGAATCTTGGCATGTGGGCCTGTTATGGCAACTCCATTAGCCGCTAATTCGCTTAACATTCGTTGCTCTAAGCTGGATTCTTGTAGTGGCATTTATTTTCCTGCCGTTACCTTGCTTGAAACATCGCCATGTGGCGCACCTGTAAAATGACAGATGGATTCCCCTGTAACCACACCAGTCCCGCCATTGCACCCTATTTTAGTACCGTTGATATTTATGTTTCCAACACAATTGATCGTTAGTGTATGAGTAGCTTGGTTATATTCAATCTGTGTCCCATCCTTGTATTTGGTGAGGTGAATATCAGGGTTAGTACTGGGTTTCGTTTGTTTGTAAATTGAACCTAGAATTACCCCATTACCCAGATCCCCGCTTGGTGATAAAACTAAAACTTGTTCGTTAATATCTGGAGCCCACCAGGTGACAGTGTCACCCGACCTTTGCGTCATCCACGGTAGCTTCGCTGTTTTGATAGTTCCTATTTTTACACTGGCGGTTGCTGTTGTTAAGTCAACTTCTTGTATTGTTCCGATTCGAATCATATTGGCTAACCGTTGTTCGATTTCATTATCCATTTGTTTCTCCAATTGTTATTTCTGTGGGGATGACACCTTCATTAGTCCAAATGCTTTGACCAAATAATACGTCTTGTTCGAACTCAACCTTCCACACCTTGTAGCGCTCGGCATTGGGCTCAAAGTCATCGGGGTAACAGCCTAGTAATTTGGCTGGTGAGGTATCAGGGTGGCCCCATCGGTTCTGATGAATGAAGTTGGCCATACTTATGCTTAGATTTCGAAGTTCTTTTTGAACTGTTGGGCTGTTAAATCCGAGTATTAATCGAATGATAACTCGACACGTCATGGGTAATTGTTCAGTCCCTACGTCTTTAGATAGCTCGGCTTGTTCGAACTCCACAAAACATGCTGGCGTCTGGATAGCATTTTCATATACTGCGTAATCCGCCACTGTTTGTAGGCTGGTGAAGTTCTGTCGTATTTTTTCAATGATAAGCTCCGTTAATTCGTTTGGGTTTTCCATCTTAAATTTCTCTCAAACTCCGTTAAGAATTTTGCTTGGATTTTGGGGATAATATCGGTTTCGATGATGGCTTCACCTTCGGTGTGGATTTCTGCTTTTTGAAGTACTTTTTTGTTTCCTTCTCGTTTGTAGACTCTTGGGCCTTTTTTAGTGCGTAGAATAAAGGCATTTCTTAGTAACCGGTGCTGGGCTTGGACACCGGCTTTTGTTTGGGTTGGGTCTAGGTAGCTGTAACTGATGGGGTTTAGTCCGATGAAAAGTTTTGACCCTCGGTAGGTTAGGATTCGGTTCATTAGGTTTCGTTTTTTGATTCTGGTTAGGTTGCTGAGGTGTTTAGCTAATTGGGTTTTGAGGTATTTGGCTGTTCGATTCTTTGAGATTTTTAGGGCTGATTCAAGCTGGCTTTGTGTGGCATCAAATTGATTGGCTATTTGGGAAGCATCGACTTGTAGTTCAAACATTGTAGCCCTCTGCAAGAATGATGATGGCTAGACCACTGCCGTCGGGTTGGATTTGTACAATGTCGTACGTTCTCTTTTTAATTATAATCTGATCGCCTCTACTTAAAGTTTGGATGTCAGATTCTTTAATCGTGAGCTGAGGGTGTGTCGTATGGATTTCTGAATCTCCAATACTAGGAGCCAAAAACCCGTTATCAAAGAGTCCTTTGATTTGGCCATGATCGGTCATAACCTCTATCGTGAACTCCTTGAAAAACGGGCTTAGGTCATCCATTTATTTGTCTTTGGTCTTCTTTTTTTTCTTGGCTTTTACGGCCTTGCCTTTGGCAATTAAGTATCTGGCATCTGCATCAGATACCTCATGTTCGCTGCCACGTTTGGCTAGTTTACCGTTGACTAGTGTGTCTCGTTTGATTTCAATTCTCATGGGTTATCTCCTTATACTGCTGGGGCTGGTGCGCCGTAACAAAATGATTCGGGGTGTCGGATTGTGAAATCAACGTCTTGGAATACGACTAATCGAAGTCTCCCTTTTTTGCTGTGGGTATAGGGGTCTACCGTTAGGTCTAATCCGCCCCACATTCCTAAAATGAGGTCTTTGAAGTTGCCAAAGAACACGTCACCGGCAGCAATCTGGTTTGATACTGCTGTTGCATAGCCGTTAATTGAGTTTCCGGGTTCCCAAATCGTGATGCCGGTACTATCAAACTTAGGCGACGTTTTTGCGGCCCCGCGTTGGTTGGGGTGAAGTAAATATTTCATGCTATTCACATCGGCATTTTCTGAGGCAATGATCGTTTCCATATTTACGTAGTCGGCGAATGTGGGAGATGTTGAACTTAGGGTTACGCCATTAATTCCGGTTGTGTTTTTGATCCCTAGTGGCTCGCCGTTGGTGCCTTGTCCATATAGAACGGCTCGATCTATGGTTAAAGCTAGTGCTGTCGCTAAATCGCTTCTTATTAACGCTTCAATATCCAAGCTAGATTGTTGGAGCATTTTTCGGGTGATCTCTGTGAATGCGGCCACTGTTTTAGGGGTTAGTGAAACTTGATCGAAGTCTGCGCCGGTTTCGGTTGCATCGACATCTTCACCTAGTAACCAATATCCTGTTGAGTCTGTGATCTGTCTTGGGATATCGATATTTCCGACTAGTCCGGTTAGGTTTGTGGTGAGGCCTAACATCACGGCTCTGTTTCGTAGGATATCAATGAATGATTGGCTGAGTAGGTCCGTCGCTATTAAGTTGCCGCCTGTATCACCGGTGTTGGTTCCTGTTGTTGAGGTATTAATTGGGGATACGGCTCGGTTTAAAACGTCTGCGGGAATAATGACCCCTTGGGCTTGCCGGCCTAACTTCTTGGCGGCTGCTCGGCTGGCTTCTAGTTCCAACCCAGCGTCTTCTTGAGCTTGTTGGTCATTGGGTTGAGATAATGCGCGAACCACTTTTACGAAGCTGTAGTTTCGGGTTTCTTTGTCTGATAAACCTACTATGGGGTCTGGCATGGCGCGTAGTGGTTCTGAGGTTTCCATATTGTCCAACAATGCTTGTCGAAACTGGTCGACTGTTTTGCCTTCTTTGATAAAAGTTGTAGCTAGGTCTCGTTGGTTGAATTGGTCGCCTGCTTTGGCAATTGTTTGAATTCGGTCTAGCTCCGATTTTCGGGTTGATTCTTTAATTGATTCAACATCAACTGTTGGGACACTTCGTGTCTCTGTTGGGGCGTCTACTTGTGGCTCTGGTTTTGTCATTTCTTCTTCCTCCTGTGGTTTTTCTCTATTGATTCCAACGGTATGATCGGCTGGCACGGCGACGATTGAAACTTCGAAGGGCTCCCAGTCTGTGACTCGGAATGTTTCAGTGTCATCTCGCTTGCCCTCTGACTTGAGATCATGGATGTGGTACCCCACGCTGACGTGTCGTCTGATCTTGTCTGTAATGTCTTGCCAGATTTCGTTAGCTCGATTTGATTTTCCGAATCGAATCGTTGCCCGTGCCTTCCGGTCGGGGCCAATTGTTACTGACTCTATTACACCGACTTGATCGGACCAGTCATGATCGACTAATACAGCTGCGCCATCTTGGAGGCGGTTGAGCCGGATACTCTCTTTATTGTGATCGAGTATTTCGTATCCAAAATGGCGTTTGACTGGGGCTTCGCTAGAGAAAGCTAGGTCGATTGTCCGGTTTTCTTCATTTATGTCTTGGATTTTCAGGGTTCGATTGAACACTTCCTGTTTTTTTATCGGATTCTTCATCGTCGTTTAACTCCTTTACTGCCCCTATGATATGGATGTTTTTGGACGCGAGTAATTCGGTTTCTTTTTCTAGTTCGTCAAACAGTTCTTCGGGGTCTCGGCCTTGGCTTCGGATCACTTCGCTTCTGGATTTTAGACCGTTGTTGATGGCAAGAACGCTAGCGTTTACGTCTTTGTAGGGGTCGATCCATTGCCATCGTCTGGCTTGCCATGTCACTTGTTTGTATTTTTCTAGATCTAGTCTTAACGGGTGGTTATTGATTTTAATCGCGCCATTGAGGACCATCGCTTCGATCCATTTTTCATAGATGGGTTCGCATAGGGATTCGATTAACCAGTTTTGTAAAATCTTGTACATGTCTCGCTCTTCAATTGCACCTTGTCTGATGCTTGAGAAGTTCACATCTGACAGGTCATTAGATAAGCTGGCGTAGCTGACGCCAAGACCACTTGATACACTTTTGAGCATCGATTTAACGAATAGATCAAACTCACCATTGGGATATTGGGGGTCGAATGATTCAAAGGACATGCCGGGGTGGAGCATATTGATGCTGCCTGCTTTGGTGTCGATTTCAATGTCATCTCCGTCCATCATGTCGCCGTGTTCGGTTTTAATAAATCCAAGTTTATTGGCTCCGATTTCAGCGTTTTTTAGGGCGGCTAGCTGGTACTTTTTGATTTGGTACATGCGCGGTAGTGATGTACTGAGCCATGGGGTGCCACGTTTTTGGTCGATGAATTCGGGGAGGTAGATGTGGATGATGTTTTTAGCAAGGACTCTTTGGTGCGTGGTTCCGATTGTTGAGAGGTAGCCATTGGTTCGGTTGGGTTCGATGAAGTGGTATGCCGTGGGTTGGCCAAGATTATTAAATTCAATACCATGCCGCACGAAGTGTCCGTTTTTTAGGTCTTCGTTTTTGGTGGGGTCTAGGCGCTGGGGGTCGATGAGGTTTAGGGAAAATGGGTTTTGTTTGGTTTGGAATACTTGGATGATGGCTTCGCCATCTGTTGCAATACTTCGCATTGCTAATCTTTGAATGTCTAGCCATGACCATTTTGTGGTTATGTCGCAGGTTCCTTTTTTACCCCATTGCTTCCATGATTGTTCGATGGCTTCGTTGGCTTGCTTGTCGGTGGTGCCGGTTGGGTCTTTGATTTGGGCTTGGAGTGTGATGCCCTTGGGGCCGATGACGTTGCTGACTAATAGGTTGATGAAACGTTTGGCAAAATCGTCGTTTCTGACTTGGTCTCGGCTTTTGGCTATTAGGGCTAGTTGTTCTTTTTCGGTTACTTGGTCGGGGCTTTCAATTGGGGTTAGCCAGTTTTTGAGAAGCTTGTCTGTGGATGCGGCCATGTAGCCTCGGATATAGGTTTCTTGTTTGGGTTTTCTTTTGAATATGGTTTTTAGGTTGATTTTTGGGCTCCTAGTAGATTGTGGTCTACTGGGAGTTTAGGCGGTTGACAACAATTAAGTAATTCGGATTTATTATTTTCTAATTTTATTTATATTTTGAACTTATAAAGTGGTTCATATATAATATTATTCGTATTATTCGATTTTAAAATTAGGAGGAAATTATTTTCACAAATATGTTGAGAGAGGCGTGCTTTTAATTTAAGCTGTAGACTTAACTCTTACGTAAAAGCTATCTTTGAAAAGTAAGAAGAGTTCTGAACTGTAATTTAAAAGATAATTCTAATAGCACAAAGATTTTAAAAGTTGATAGTTGCTAATAAATATTTAAATTGTGTCGCGCCTCATTTTCTCATTATTAAAATCAATTCATTAAAATCGTCTTAAACAAACCCCGCCCCTCACCCCCACGCTTCAACCGATAATACTCATTCATATAGTCCTTCTGAACTTTTATGAGTTCAGCCTTGCTATACCGCTGCAACTCCCGCCCATTAATCGCATACGATAACACATCTTCGCTAGCTGAATTCTCCATTACAGCCTGAATACTATTAATCACCTTCTCAACATGTTCTAACCGGTTATTGATCATCCCATCACTCCTATTGCTTTGCTTTTGTTTCGTCTGATTGTTCGATCTGATCGCTGTAAATTGGTTCGCTTCTTGGAGACTGTCGTTGGTTTTGTGCTATCAATTAATCGCTGATGATACCGTTCCAAATTAGGGGCCATAAGTTTTAGCGCAGCTAATGAATAGACCCTACAATCCAATGCCTCGTTACGTTTGTTATGCCTCACATTGTGCCATTCGTATTTTGGGAAACCTTTCACATACCGTTTCACTCGTTTTTCGGCTGTTAATTGTTTGAAATACTCCTCGTTATAATGGACTGGGAAATGGCAGTACCCAGGGCCAGGTTCTTCAATTTTTAAGTAGTTGTAAATGATTGATTTTGCTTCATCCACTCCGACCGGATACAGGTCAACCTTTCGTTTCCGTTTCCCTGATTCCTTTCGACTTG